TGGCAATCTTAAGAATGAACACAGGCAAGACGCAATCACACCAATCGCCAATGCACTAAACCATCCACAACTGCACTTACTCAAGGACGCAGGCGAAACAGTAGTTGGCAATATAGCATTCAATGTTCTCTCAGTATTTGACGAAGAGAACTGGGTGAAGCCGTCAGACGATACGCGCATTAACATTGCGCTGTATCACGGCTCTGTATCCGGCGTAAAGACCGATACGGGTTGGGTGATGACGCATGGCGACCACCCAATCACCGTCTTTGAGGGACACGACTATGTGTTTCTTGGCGATATTCATAAAACAAACCAGATCCTTGACAACGAGGGTCGGGTAAGGTATCCGGGCTCCACTGTTCAACAGAACTTTGGTGAGACTAATGACAAGGGATTTTTACTATGGGATATCCAGAGTAAGGACGACTTTACTTGTGAACATATCGTAATTGAGAACCCCAAGCCTTTTATAACAATCAACCTAACCCCCACAGGGCGTATGCCCAGAGGCTTGTCCGTGAAAAAGGGTTCCAGATTGCGGCTTGTTTCCAATAACAACTTGTCTCTTGAAGCAATGCGAAAGGCAGTAGATGTCGCAAAGCATCGTTTTAAGCCCGATACTATTACTTTTCTAAACCGAGCAGCAGGCGAACGTGGTAATGTTGAAGAGATTACCAACAGTATTCACCAAGATGACATGCGTGACCCGCAGATTCAAGAAGAACTTATCCGCGAGTATCTATCGGAGTATCAGGCCTCCGAGTCTTTGATGAGAAAAGTTCTTGACCTTAACTCTCTGTATACTAAGAAAGCAGAAGAGAGTGAAGAAATCTCTAGAAACATTAAGTGGCGCTTAAACGAGCTACAGTGGAGTAATCTATTCAACTATGGCGAGGACAATCGTATTGACTTTAATCGCCTAAATGGAACAGTAGGCGTCTTTGGTAAAAACTATTCTGGTAAATCATCGGTAGTAGACTCGCTGCTATACATATTATACAATACTACATCTAAGAACGAGCGTAAAAATGTTAATATTATCAATCAAAACAAGGATGAAGGCTCAGGAGAAGTAGTTATTACGATAGGTGATGAGCAGTATTATGTATGCCGCTCGTCTAAGAAGTACACTAAAAGACTGAAGGGTGTTGAAACTTTGGAAGCCAAGACCGATTTGGACTTCTTTAAGATAGGCCCAGACGGAGAAAAGGTAAGTTTAAATGGACTCACAAGAAACGACACAGACAAAAACATCAGAAAAGTTTTCGGCACTCTTGATGATTTCCTTCTCACTAGTTTGTCTAGCCAGTTGGATAGTCTTTCCTTCATTAGGGAAGGTAGCACAAAACGGAAGGAAATCTTGGCAAAGTTTCTCGACTTGGAAATCTTCGAGAAAAAGTTCAGACTAGCCAAAGAAGATGCATCTGATATGAAAGGTGCTCTTAGGCGACTAGAGGGTAGAGAATACGACGTAGAGATAGAGGCAGCAGAGGAAGAGCACACAGAGTGCGAGTCTGGGTTGCAAACTCAAGAAGAAGAGTGTTCGTATCTAAAAGGAAGAATACAGGACCTTGTTTCTAGCATCGCTGTCATAGACGATAAGATTGACTCTATACCAGCAGAGATTATCAATATCGCGCAGGTTCGCCATGATATTCGCAACAAGACAGTTAATCTTGTCAGCGCTCAAAAGAAACTAAACGAAGACAAGAAAGAACTAAAAGACAAGAAGGCGCTTGTTGTCAAGATTGATAAGTTTCTTGAAGACTATGACATCACAGAACTAAATGACAAGTGGAGCAAGTATGTTGATATCCACGAAGAACTGCAAACTTTTGAACGAGAGATGCACTCAATTAAAAAGAAGATTGACACCCTTGACGACCCCGGGTTTATTAAGGGTTGCAAGTGTCTTCATGAAGCAGAAAAGGCGCTTGCCCACTGGCCTACCCTAGAGAAGCTACTAGAAGAAAAGAAGCAAGAACAGGAAGCGTTGACCCCGGATATTGTTGCAGAAAGTATTCGCAAGTTTAAGTCTCTAACGCAAAAAAGAGACGAAACCACCAGACTTATTACAACCATAGAACTTCAGATCGCTAGAAACAAAAATACTATTGGCAAACTTGGTAATGAACTGACTTCGTTAAAAGAAAAAGAAACATCCTACGAAGAAAATAAGGAAGCGATTGAAAACCTTGAAGCATTACTGTCAGAGAAGGATGAACTAGATTGTGAGCGACGTATGCTTGTCGACACACTAAAGAAGTGTGAGAATAAGATTGTAGATTACTACAGACTGGTCGGTTCTCTAGAGCAGAAAGTTCAGAATATCAAGGACCAAAAGAATGACTACCTTGAACTTCGTGAGCAGTTTGCAGCATACGACCTTTATATGCGCTGCATGCACCCGAATGGCATTGCATATGATGTTATTAAAAAGAAACTACCAGTTATTAACCAAGAGGTAGCAAAGGTTCTTACAAACTTAACAAACTTTGAAGTCCTCTTTGAAGAGGACGGAAACAAACTTGATATCCTTATCAAACACCCGAAGCACGACCCTCGTCCACTCTCTATGGCTTCGGGAGCAGAGAAGACAATGGCCGCAATGGCTATCCGTCTTGCTTTCCTCGCAGTATCAAACCTGCCGACAAGCGACATTATGGTACTTGACGAACCGGGAACAGCGTTGGACGAGGAGCACTTACAAGCATTTAACCAACTATTGGATATGATTAAAGCACATTTTAAGACTATCCTGTTAATTTCGCATTTGGATTCGTTAAAGGATGTTGTAGATTCAACACTTGACATTTCCAAGAAATCAGGTTATGCTTATATAAATCAGTAACTATTTATTACATTGGAGGTAATATGACAATGGCACTTAAAGGAGCAGTTGACAAGACTTTGGAAAAGGTTGTATCGCGCAAGTTACTTGTTTGGGCAACAGCAACCGGACTGGCAGCAGGTGGCTTCTTAACAAGCGGAGACTGGGTTATCATTTCTTCGTTATATCTCGGTGGTCAAGCGGTCATCGATGCTGTCGTTAAGCTTAAGGCAGCATAATGAAAAGTCTTATGAATTTCATAGGCTCCTATTGGAAGGAGATTGCTTTAGCAGGTCTACTGTTTGCAGTCTCCTTTCTTTGGTGGAAAGATCACAAGGGTCTGATTGATGCATATGACGCATCAGTGCAGAGTTACGAAACTAGGATTGAAGGACTCAAGCAAAGTTATGAAACCGAAGCCCTGAAGAAAGAAGAGGCACTATCTGAGTTTAAAGAGCGTCTTTACCTATTAGAAGCAGAGCGCCTTGATTTTATTGAGGAACTGGACAATAAAAAGTCCGAGAGAAAGGTTGAACTGCTAAAGATGAAACGGTCAGATCCAGACGGCTTTATTCTAAAGATTGAAACACAGTTTGGGTTTGAGCATGTGGAGTAAGATACTACTCTTGATGGCGCTTACCTATCCCTCCGCAGCTTGGGGTGGAGACGGTAAGTTTTCTCTTGTCCCTAGGAACGGTGTTGTTAAATTTGATGCAACTTGTTTTGACGACGAGGCAACAGCTAAGATTCTAACTTTTAGCGAGTTTATTGCTGTAGAGTTAAACGCTGCTTGTATTTTTGAAAAAGACAAGATGCTCTTAGAGCACCAACTAGAACTTGATAACTTGTTGATAGAGAAGGCAGGCCTTGAAGAGCGCTACATGGTAGAGATAACCACTAGAGATAATGAATTGGAAGAGCTTAGAAAGATTATCAAGAAAAATAAGAAACTAAACATACCCGTAGTCATAGCAACCAGCGTGGCAGTTGGTTTTGGAGTTGGCTTCGGCACTTACCACTTTGCGAGAAAGTGATGAGCAAGAAACTAGACTTAAATGATATAGCCAGATTTGAAAAGGCAATTGCTAAAAAGTATGGACCTGAAGCTATTGAGAACCCAAGGAAATATTGGAATGATGAAAAAGAAAAGTCTTATCAAGAGCAGATTAAAGAAATGGCGAAGAAAGAGCGTCAGTTCCAAGAAAAGGATGATAAAGTAGAACAAGACGGCTTTTTAATCTCCAAAAAACTACTTACTAGAGAAACTACCCGGAGGACTTGCCCTGTTTGCCAAACCTACTCTTTTAAAATAAAAGACGATGTGTTTATGAACAAGTTTGAATGTTGCTACAAATGTTACATCAGATGGGTAGAGGGAAGAGAAGAGCGCTGGAAAACAGGATGGAGACCTAGTAATGATTGACGAAAAGCTAGCTGACAGAAATACCGTAGGACCAAGTATGCAAGAAAGAATCTTGGAAACACTACAAGAAATGGAAAAGCACCTTAAGGCTATAGTTTATTATTCCACACCCGAGAGGGCGTTCACCCCAAGCGCCGGAAAAGCTACATTACCAGCCGACGCCTCTGATCTGCAAGAGATGATCAAGGAAGAGGTTGGAAAATACTTAAAGGAGAATGAATAGATGGCTACCACTATGGAAATTGTAAGAGGTATATCACAAGTCGTGGCAAATAGCTACGACGGCGCTCTTGATAGTGAGGGCCAGCCTATCAAGGTGGGACTAAAGAGAGAAGAAGGGCATCCTATTAATGACTCTCGTGTTATGGACGGTTTCAAGGTATCTTTCTATGGAACACAGCTATGCATTCATTACCATGCTGAAGTCAAACTAAGTGAAGTATACGCTAAAGATTTTGAATCTGACCTAGAACAGATGATTGAAGATATTGCTTCTTTTATTAAGAAAGAATACAAGAAGGTTACGGGCAACGCCCTTTCCCTTACCAGTGCAGGCGAGATGGATGCCATTGTGCAAAACACATCAAGAGTCCGCACATTCGTTCAGGCTAAGAGGTTTTACGATATTGGTGGTCTAGACGATAGCACCGAGGGTATCAAGGATCCGTCAGAAGACAGATTAGAAGATAACTTCCGCAAGTTCTTAGAGCAAGATGCTGGTGAAGCTAAGGCTAAGAACGACAAGCGTAAAGCAGCAACCCCCGGACAGCCTGTATACGCCGGGAAAGGCAAAGTTCATGCTAGAAAGGATATACACAGTCCATACAAGGCTGAGTAATGCCAACGGGTCTATCCAAAAAAGAGACTGTCAAAGAGATAGTTAAGTGCGGAAAAGACCCGTCTTACTTTATCAACAACTACGCTAGAATCTCGCACCCCCTGAAAGGTCTGATACCATTTAAGACGTATCCCTTTCAGGATGATTTGCTTGTAGATTTTAACGACTACCGTTTTAATGTTATTCTTAAAGCTAGACAGTTGGGTATCTCAACCATCACCGCCGCATACATCGTGTGGCTTTTGCTATTTTACCGAGACAAGAATGTCTTGGTTATCGCAACCAAGTTTCAAACGGCTGCAAACCTAGTCAAGAAGGTAAAGAACATTATGCAGAATGTTCCCCCTTGGCTTCGCATTGCAGACATCAAGATTGACAACCGCACGTCGTTTGTCCTAACCAATGGCTCCGAAGTCAAGGCTGCTTCCACATCTGGCGATGCTGGTCGTTCAGAGGCCTTGTCTCTTCTCGTTATTGATGAGGCCGCACATGTTGAAGGCCTTGAGGATTTGTGGACAGGTCTTTATCCTACTCTATCTACTGGTGGTCGCTGCATTGCTCTTTCTACCCCAAACGGTGTTGGAAACTGGTTTCATAAAACTTATATTGAAGCCGAACAAAATATAAATGATTTTCACCCTACCAACTTACCATGGCAGGTTCACCCAGATCGAGATGATGAATGGTATGAAAAAGAAACCAGAAACATGTCTCGTCGGCAAATCGCACAGGAGCTAGAATGTAACTTCAATGCATCGGGCGAAACTGTTATACATTCGGAAGATTTAGAAAAGCTAGTCTTTGGTGTCAAGGAACCAATGTATAGAACGGGATTTGATCGGAACCTATGGCTTTGGGAGCAATACAATCCAGAGGCCACTTACATGATGGCTGCTGATGTTGCCCGAGGAGATGGTGCAGATTTTTCTGTTTTCCATATAGTTAAATTAGAGACTATGGAGATTATAGGTGAATATCGTGGAAAGCCCAACCTTGAAGAGTTTGCTTCTATACTGGACTCTACAGGTAGAGAATTTGGCAATTGTCTGCTGGTGGTTGAGAATAACAGCCTAGGAATATCAATCCTAGAGAAGTTACAAGACAGATCATACCCTAACCTTTACTATTCTATAAAGGGCACGCACGAGTATATTGATCAGTTACGCGCCGAATCAATATCAAACTCTGTGCCCGGGTTTACTACCTCTTCCAAGACACGCCCACTTATCGTTGCTAAAATGGAAGAATTCATACGAAATAAACTAATTACCATATATTCTTCGCGCATTGTAGATGAGTTTAAAACTTTCATCTGGAACAACAATAAAGCGGAGGCTATGAGAAGCTACCACGATGACTTAGTTATGGCACTGGCAATAGCGTGTTGGGTTAGGGACACAGCATTAACAATCAATAAAAAAGACTTAGAGTACAAAAGAGCGATGCTTGATGCAATGAGATTAAATTCTAGAAAAATGCAAACCACAATACCGGGCATGCAAGGCCATAAGCAAGGAGTTTGGAGTGACAACGCCAAAAAAGAGATGCAACAGCAGAAAGATTTTATTTGGCTTATTAAAGGATAGATAAATGGCAGACCAAAGAAAGAATCCACGAAATCCACGGTCAGAGTTATTTAAAGCTCTAACCAGAATATTCTCCGGACCTTTAACAACGCGACGAACCCAAACCGGTCGTCGTCTTCGTAGATATCAGCTTGATAAGTTCCAAAGCAGATTCACATCTGCAAGCGGACAAGAGTTTAAGACAGCTAGGTCTAAGAATGCATATAATGTCCAGCTAGCTATTATGAACCAGCATAACCGTGTAGAGCGGTATGTTGACTTTGACCAGATGGAGTATACTCCAGAAATTGCATCTGCTCTTGATATTTATGCTGATGAAATGACAACGCATTCGTCCCTACAGCCTATGCTCAACATTAAATGCACAAACGAAGAGATTCGTGCTGTTCTTGATTCTCTGTATCACAATATTCTTAATATTGACCACAACCTTTTTGGTTGGTGTCGCTCAATGTGCAAGTATGGTGATTACTTTTTGTATCTTGATATTGATGAGAAGTTTGGTGTTCGCAACGGCATTGGTCTGCCGTCTAATGAAGTGGAGAGGTTAGAGGGTGAAGACGATACAAACCCCAACTATATTCAATACCAGTGGAATGCTGGCGGATTAACCTTAGAGAACTGGCAGGTTGCACACTTCCGTATCCTTGGAAATGATAAGTATGCCCCATACGGCACCTCGGTTCTAGAACCTGCACGTCGTATCTTCCGTCAGCTAATTCTACTAGAAGACGCCATGATGGCTTACCGTATTGTTCGCTCGCCTGAACGCCGAGTTATTAAAGTTGATGTCGGTCAGGTTCCGCCAAACGAAGTTGAGCAGTACATGCAGAAAGTTATTACAAGCATGAAGCGCAACTCTATTGTTGACGACCAAACAGGCCGTGTTGATTTGCGCTACAATCCACTTTCTGTTGAGGAAGATTTTTACATTCCGGTTAGAGGAGAATCAAAAACAGAAATCTCCTCTCTTCCCGGCGGCACGTTCACCGGTGATATTGACGATGTTAAATATCTTAGGGATAAGCTGTTCTCAGCGCTTAAGATTCCAGCATCGTACTTAACTAATGCCGAAGGTGCTGAAGAAGATAAGACCACGTTGGCTCAAAAAGATATTCGCTTTGCAAGAACTATTCAGCGCCTACAAAGGTCGGTTGTGTCAGAGCTGGAAAAGGTTGGCATTATACACTTGTACACTCTTGGTTTCAAGGGAGACGACCTACTAAGCTTTAGTCTATCTCTTAACAACCCGTCTAAGATTGCTGAGTTACAAGAGTTAGAACATTGGGATAAGAAGTTCTCGGTTGCCGGAGCAGCCACAGAAGGGTTCTTTTCTCGTCGTTGGGTCGCCGAACACTTGTTTAACATGTCTCATGAGGAGTTTGTCCGCAACCAAAGAGAGATCTTCTACGATCGCAAGTTTGACGCACAGCTTGCAGCAGTCGCGGAAGCAATGCAGGAAGAAGCCGCAGGAGCAGGCCTTGATGCCGGCGGTGGCGGCGACGATCTTGGAGGCGACCTTGGAGGCGATCTTGGAGGCGGCGATGATCTTGGAGGCGGCGACGATGATCTTGGAGGCGGCGATGCTGACACGGCCGTTGAGGAACCAGATCCGGGAGACATTGGCGACGACCCGCTTCTCGCAGCCCCGGGCCGTAGAGAGGACAAGCCTTCGTCAGTAAGCAAGGGCAAGGCCTATTACCCTGTTAAGAAAAACAGAGACCGTCGTTCTAAAGGCGCCTATAAGCGGCACATGGCCGCTAAGACTGGTGCTAATGTTGGAGATGCAAGAAAGATATTCCCCGGCCTTACTGGCTTTGGTGGCTTGGGTGAGCTATCTAAGGGGATGTTTGAGTCTCAAGAAACTAATTACACAAGTAGCTTCTTAGAAGAGGAGGCCAAGATTCACAACACTAGTTGGGAAGTCAAGAACCTTATCGAGGGCCTAGAAAAAGCAACGGAGATAAAGAATGAAACTAAAGCATAATAAGAAGAGAAACACGGCTTTTTTGTATGAGGCTTTGGTAAAGGAAATAACAAAGGCTATTGTTGACAAGGATATTGACAAGAAAGATACCCTCGTCGCGATGGTTAAAGAACATTTTGCCCCCGGCACCGCTCTGCGAAAAGAACTAGATTTGGTTAAGGCCTTATGCGAGACAAAGCATGTGGATGTATACACGGCAGAAAGATTGGTATCCGAGTCCAAGAAACAATATGATACCCTAGACCAAAAGCAAATATTTCAGGAACAGAGTCAGGTAATAGACAAGGTGAATAAGGCAGTTGGCAAACAGACATTTAACAACTTTGTGCCCAACTACAAGTATCTTGCAACTATCTCGCAACTGTTCAACGGACAGACAACGGTTAAGCAGCGAGTTCTATTAGAGCGTTCCCTTATCGGTGCCATGGCCACCAAGCCCGGCAAGTTAAATAAGTCTAAGGAAATGCCGCATGTAGACAAGCTAGTGTTTAAAACTGTGATTGAGAATTTTAACAAGAAGTATGGTGAGGAACTTTTAACCGAACAAAAAGAGCTTCTTAACAAGTATATTGTTTCTTCCCTTGGAACGGGGGTTGAGTTTAAGGTTTATATGAATGAAGAAATCTCACGCCTCAAGGAAGAAGTATCATCCCTACATGAGCGCCAAGTGTTTAGCGAGAATCGTGACTTAGGCGGAAAGTTGTCCGAGGTTAAAGAAGCATTAAATAGGTTACAAACTCAAAAGATTGACACTACCGTGATTGAAAAGGTTATGCAAGTGCAAAAGCTAGTAAAGGAATGTACTGACTAATGGCTATCAATATCACAGTTGGGCCACCTACTGATGAGGCCACAGCACCACCGGCACCTCCTCCTGAACCAATCGCAGAGATTGAACTAAACATCAAGCGCTCAGCTAATGGCGATTATTACATTTCAGACCACGCGGATATTGATATAATCGTGATGGTAGAAAAAAAGAAAGTTTTGACAATTGCAAAAGATATAATGTCAGAACTTGTCTATGGAGCGCAGGACCGCCTGTTTAAGCACATGATTCGCAAAGGCCTAGTGGACCCTGCTTCTGTACAAGGCGGGTCAATCTATGGCTCCATGGAAGGTCAACTATTGGATTCCAAAGAGCTAAATGTAATAAACATGACGATCTTAAACTTGTCCAAGTTTATAGACGAAGAGCGTCCTTACTTTGAGTTCATGGAGAAGTTTGACGAAATGGAGACTGACTATTTTGTTGACCCAGAAGAAGAGGACTCAACAGAGCTAGGCGAGATTCCGCAAGAAGAAACCAAGGGCGCACTACGTCCCGGCTACAGTTACGGCCCTTACTGGCAATCTTACACTTATTAAGAGGTTAATATGGAACTTATATTAGAAAAGTGGCAGAAGTTTTTGAACGAGAACGAGATCCCATTTAAAGAAATCCAAAATATTATTGACGGAAATCAATATTTAAAAGGCAAGGTTGTGGCGGACGATAATACAGTTTACGATCTAGGCGATAAGTATTTTCTTATGTCTGGTGTTTCGCATCTTGCAGAGAGGCATCAGGAAAAATGTTTTCCGGGTTCTCTTTTCCTTAAGGGAGACGAGGCAATTAAGCAAGCGGTTCTAAATGTTGTACGCGCTATGCCGCCAACCGGAGGTAAGACTATGGCCTTTTCAACAGGAATAGAGGGTCTTGGTATGGAGCGCTTAGTAAAAACAACCCCAGACGCAGTGGCTAAATTTGAAGATTTCAAAATGAAAGACGGTACAGTTGTAAAGATCAAAAAAGAGGGGAACAACCCCGGCCGAGTGACTGACAAACTTTCTGTTATTGCGCCGTCAATAGGAGAGGCAGGCGGAAAACCGGTCCTCTCTCTTGTTACGGCCTTTCCCGGATTCATGGGTACAGGAAATGGCGGCGAGGATGATATTGAAATCAAAGATAGAGCCGACTTTACTAAAAATGGGTATTACTTTGTAATGCCTGAAAGTTGCTGAGGTTAAAATGGATTTATTGTGGTTTGCGCTCGCTTGCTACGGCTTGACTTATCTTGTCGTGTATGCAAGCATTTTTAATAGAATACGCCCAAGCAAAGAATGGCTTTGGGGTTTTGGCAAGTTATTTAACTGCACCCTGTGTTTCGGCTTCCATGCAGGCTGGTTTTTGTTTGTCATAAACGCTTGGACAGAACTATTTACTTTTGACTACACAGTAGCAAACTTTTTTATATGTGGCTGGATCGGCTCTGGTGTTTCTTACTTTCTTTCTATGATTGTTAATGACAAGGGCATCCGGTATTCAAAAGAAAAACTAGAGTAACTTAACCAAGGAGTATAACAATGCGACGTAGAAACATTCCAGAAGTTCGCCGTTGTTGCAGCGGCTCTTAACTCGGGCGGGTTGCGCCCGCCAAACATTTAAGGAATAATCATGGGAAAAACACTTTTACGAGAATATTACGCCCTCTGTGATGGAGGGGTATGCCAAGACTTCTTAACCGAAGCAGAAAAGAAACTTGTTGCTGATGGCAAGAAGTTCTACATGACCGGTTGCATGCAGAAGTACGACACGCCAAACGGCAATGGTCGTGTGTATTCTAAAAAGATACTTCAGCGAGAAATAGAAAACTATTGGAAACTTGTAAAAGAGCGTCGTGCCCTTGGTGAGCTAGACCATCCGGATGACTCCGTTATCAACTTAAAGAACGCTTCCCACCTTGTCACAGACATGTGGTGGGATGGTCCTGCTCTTATGGGCAAGGTCGAGGTTCTTGACACTCCATCAGGCAACATTCTAAAGAACCTAGCACAATCAGGTGTCACGCTCGGCATCTCTTCCCGAGGCCTAGGTTCGGTCCGTGAAGAACGAGGGACAACCATGGTGGAAGACGATTTTCAACTTATCTGCTTTGACTTTGTTTCAGAACCCTCCACTCCCGGTGCTTTTATGCATACAAAAGGCGGCATGAGAGAACACAAAGAGCCAAATATCTTTACAAAGGCTGACAAGATTAACCGTATTATGAATGATATTATAAGGAAATAAAAAAATGAGTTTCTCAAGCTTTAAAAAACATAAGTTGATTGTTGAGAATTTTCGCAAGTTTGTGACCGAGGACGAACAGTCAGTCACAGAGCAAGATTCTGGTTCTTGGCCGTCTAGCCCCACTAAGACAATAAAAATCACGGCCTCATCTAATCTAGATTCTGCCACAATCCTTGGAGCGTGGAAGAAATTATCATCGATGAACCCGCCTAATGATCCAGACAAGATACTTGCTGCTATTGGTGGCCCAGAGGCTTTAGTGAGAAATGTTAAGATGCTAGAAAAGAACTTTGCCGGCTCGTCGAAAAATCCTGCTCGTATCGATATGCCTGTAGTGGATCCTGATAAAGATATGGGAGACTTAAAAAATCGTTTGGCGAAAGGAGCCCTTGATGTAAAGTCTCCATTCGCACCAGACGGACACTCAAAACCTTCTAGTGAGGATTTTCCTCGCGGTTTAGATAATGCGGATCAAGAAAAGCAAGATGCATTTTTAACAAAAGGCTTGAGAGATAAAAGCAAGGCAGATGATGCAGCAGTGTCTCTAGGAGAAACGCCTATCCCTGTTGCAAAATCATTCCCAACACAAAGTGCTGTTTACTTAGATAAGAGCTTGTGGAATATAATGAATTTTGGACCGACTAAGGTCGGCGGGGTAGCTTTTGGAAAACCAAACTTGATTGCGATTCAAGATGGAGACCAAAATTATATTTTAGATGGTCATCATCGCTGGTCTTCCGCTTTTATATCTGGCGGTCCCAACGCATCGATAAGAGTGCAGGCCCTCAAAGGGTTAGATATACCAGTTGCCATAGCTGCTTTGAGGTCCTATGGAAATGCAAGAGACAATAAGCAGAAAGGCTAAATAAGAGAGATTAGTATGAAAAGAGCAGACTTAAGAAAACTAATTCAGCCCATGGTTAAGGAGTGTGTCAGAGAAACACTTCTTGAAGAAGGGCTTTTATCTAATATAGTATCAGAAGTAGCCCAAGGCTTGGGCAACCAAGAGGTGATACGAGAGGTGAAAGAAGAGCGTCCACGTCAGCGCTCTGTAGACAACTCGGCAAGACTAGAAGAAATGAAAAACCAAAGAAAGCAACTTCTTGACGCTATAGGAAAGGACTCCTATAACGGTGTTGACCTTTTTGAAGGCACAAGTCCCATAAGAGACTCTGGTAATCCATCTGCCACAGCACAAGCAAGCCCAATGCATGGACAAGACCCCGACGACCCGGGTGTTGATATTTCAGGTATTATAGCGCTAGGCGGAAAAAACTGGAAAACTTTAGCTAATAGCTAACTATTTAAAGGAAGAGAGGAAGAACAATGGCAACAGACCCTAAAACAGGACAACCTATTTTTGGCGGCTCACACGGAGTAGGCTTCAACAACGTAGGTAGTTATCAGGCTAGTGCAAAGCCGTATATCAAGACTGAACTGGTCGTACCCGCCTCATCGAGTGACGCATCCACTGCTTTGGAGGTAAGTTTTCCAAAGGTAACAAAGTTTATTACTGTCAGAAATGATGGATCTTCCTCTGAGGAAATCCGTCTTGCTTTTGCTTCTGGCGGCCTAGGCGCCAATAAGGCCGGTAATACTTCTGGGAACAACTATATTAAGATTGCACAATCTGCATCTTTCTCGGCGGACTTTAGAATCACTAAGTTGTATCTCATGTCTGAAGACGCACACACCCCTAACGCTACCGTTGTTGCAGGCCTTACACAAATAGACTCTGCTCGTTTACCTGACTCTTGGAAGGGCGACGATGGCGTCGGAGATTAATAAAGAGGAACAATGAGACGTAGACGACACTACGATAATCGTAGACCTAGAAACAAACAAAGAGTAGTAAAAAAGCTAAACATAAAAGGCAAAAGCCCATCACATGTTACAACATACGCTAAAGAAGGCGAGCATCCAGACAGAACAATAAAACGCTTCCTTAAGAAGTGCAAGAAAGAAAAAGTTGTGGAACGCGCCAGACAGTATGATTATTTTGAGAAGCCATCAGTTAAGCGAAGACGAGCAAAGCTGAGAAGGCTAGCACTTATTAAGAAGGCGAATGCAGAAAACAAACGCCCTTAAAGGTGTTTCTCTAAATACGGTACTATTTATTTATGACAAAATGAGTGTTTCTATCAACACGAGGAACAAGGTATGCCCACACTTCTAGAACAAGCTATTATTGATGCACAAGAGTTAAGAAACGCAGCTCTCAAGAACGCCGAGACTGCTATTTTGGAAAAGTACAACAACGAGGTAAAGAACGTTGTTGAGTCACTTTTGGAGCAAGAAGAGGAGGAGCTAGACCTAGGTATGGACATGGAGCCCGAGCCGGAAGGTGAAATGGGTGAGCCCTCTTTTGCAGCAGCCGAAGGCGAAAAGATGTGCCCTTGTCCCGATGATGAAGAAGTTATGTCTTTCAGCCTAGACGACCTTAAGGCAATGGCACCCGAGCTAGAAGGCACCCCGGGCATGGGCGAGCCTGAAGAGCAGGAAGATCTTATGATGGACCTTGATATGGGCGCCGAAGATGATGAGGAAGAGATTGCACTTCAAGAGGGTGAGGAGCTTGACGAAGAAGACGAAGTTGAGCTTGACGAAGACATGATTAAGGATATCATGGAAGAACTTGTTGTTGATATTATGCCTACCAAGAGTGGTTATCTTGCAACCCCTCAAGGCGATATGCAGCACGCAGAAGAATTAGAATTGGCTAGACGAAGCGGAACCGAGGCCCAAGAGCAGCTTAAAGCTCTTCAGGATGCCCACGATCGTCTAACCATAACAAACGAATCTTTGGAGAGCAACAATAAGAAGCTTTCTAAAGCACTTTTTGTGTTGAAAGAGAGGGTTGAACAAACTCTCTTGGAAAATGCTAAACTTCTCTATATGAATCAGGCATTGAATAGTGCCTCCCTGAATGAGCGACAAAAGTCAAAAGTTGTCGAATCTATTCGCAAGGCTGATTCTGTTGAAGAGGCGAAGGTTATCTTTGAAACCCTTCAAAGCGCAGTGGGCACATCCGAGAGGAGAAGGCCGAAATCACTAAGCGAAGCTATCAAAAGACCTTCAACGACTATGCCAAGACGAAGAAAAGTTAATTCAGATCGCGAAAGCCTTCTGAAAGAGCGTTTCCAAAGATTGGCTGGTATTAACTTGACAGAATAATCCAAATTATAATACTAAAGGAGGTGATTAAAATGTCAGTATTAAATAAACTAACTGAAGGGATCGTAAATCGCGATCTCAAGAAGGAAGGCGACGCGCTTCTCTCTAAGTGGGAGAAGACTGGGCTCCTTGAGGGCCTTACCAGCGATGTAGACCGCAATGGTATGGCTCGTCTCCTCGAAAATCAGGCCAAGCAGCTTCTTAAGGAGGCTTCTTCCATGGCCGCAGGCGACGTTGAGGGCTTTTCCTCTGTTGCTTTCCCGCTTGTTCGACGCGTGTTCGGTGGTCTTTTGGCCAACGATCTCGTTTCCGTTCAGCCGATGAGTCTCCCTAGTGGTCTCATCTTCTTCCTCGACTTTACCTACGAGTCTGGTAAGTTTGGCATCGACGCCGGCGAGTCCGTCTACGGTGGTGGCGTTGTTGGTAAGGGCATCCAGACGGGTGTCACGGACATCACGGAAGAGGGCGGCGGCCTTTACAACCTACAGAGCGCCTACTCCCTTCCGAGTGGCACTGTAACAGTCACGACGACTCTTCGTACTTCTGGTTCTGTTTCCGAGGGTGGTGTCTTCACAGGCCTTACTCCTTCGGCTGCTGATGCCGGTGCGTCTGCCGATTACAACATCGCACGTCTTCTCAAGTTCGACCCGGACTTGACTACTGGTGCTAAGGTTGCTATTGTTACTGCTCCGGTTTCCGAACTGACGGCCGGTGGCATCGAGTTCAACGATGACGATCTAATTGATATTGTCCCGTTTGACAATGGCACTCAGCCGCTTATTGACGGTAAGGTTGTTCGTCGCCTAACTCAGTTCGACCCAACCGAGACTGGTGTTCCTACGCGAGTCCTATTCGTTGTTGCTGCATCCGGTTCAGAGGATGTCGCGCAGATGAGAGCTGCTGCTGATGGTATCGATAAGGCAGCTATCCCGCTCCGTGACAACTTTGACAACAGTAGCACCATCGGTGCTGT